CGAGAAGAAGATCGCTGAGAAACTGGGCTTCAGGGCCGTATCGGATGACCGTTACAAGATTTTAGAGATGCACGTTAACCTCGACTTGCGAGGACACGAGCACAAGAACAAGCGTGGCGAGGAGACCGGTATTGCTCTGCCATACGTGGTGAGTATTGAGAAGGGCACCCAGACTATCCTGTCTATTCGCAGAAACTGGGAAGAAAACGACAAGCTCCAGTTGAAGCGTCAACACTTCGTGCACTACGGCTATATCCCCGGGTTTGGCTTTTATTGCTTTGGTTTAATCCACTTGATCGGTGCTTATGCTAAGTCTGGAACATCTATTATTCGTCAGCTTGTTGACGCTGGCTCCCTTGCTAATTTGCCTGGCGGCTTTAAAACTCGTGGACTTCGTGTCAAGGGCGATGACACGCCGATAGCGCCGGGAGAGTTTAGGGATGTGGACGTGCCCAGTGGCACCATGCGTGACAACATCATGCCGCTCCCATACAAGGAGCCCTCACAAGTATTGATGGCCCTGCTCAATCAGATCGTGGAAGAAGGCCGCAGATTTGCTAACACCGCTGACTTGCAAGTCAGTGACATGTCTGCCGCAGCCCCAGTGGGTACAACGCTAGCTATCCTTGAGAGAACACTAAAAGTGATGAGTGCTGTTCAGGCTCGCATCCACTTCTCATTGAAGCAAGAGCTTAAACTTCTCAAACGCATCATTGCCGAGTATGCACCGGAGGACTATGACTATGAGCCCGAGGAAGGTAGCCGCAAAGCTAAGAAGTCTGACTATGAGAATGTGGACGTCATTCCTGTGTCTGACCCTAACGCGTCAACAATGGCGCAGAAAATTGTGCAGTACCAAGCGGTCATGCAGCTTGCACAACAGCAACCTCAGTTATTTAATATGCCGTTCTTGTATCGCCAGATGCTCGACGTGTTAAATATCAAGAACGCCCACAAGCTCATCCCCCTGCCAGAAGACCAGAAGCCCATGGATCCCGTGACGGAGAACCAGAACGTGCTCATGATGAAGCCCGTCAAAGCGTTCCAGTATCAGGATCACCAAGCACATATTATTGTGCACATGTCAGCCATGCAGGATCCCAAGATTGCCCAGTTGTTGCAGAACAACCCGATGGCTCAGCAGTTGATGTCAGCTATGATGGCTCATATTAACGAGCACTTGGGCTTCCAGTACAGAGTGGAGATCGAGCAGAACTTGGGTGTGGCTCTTCCACCCCAGACGGATGACACCGGAGAAGATGTACCGATGGATCCTCAAGTCGAGGCTAAGTTGGCACCGCTCCTCGCTGCCGCAGCAACTAAATTGCTCAAACAAAACCAAGCTCAAGTTCAGCAACAACAGGCTCAACAGCAACAACAAGACCCCTTGGTTCAGATGCAGCAGCAAGAGTTGCAGCTCAAGGCGCAGGCCCAGCAGCAGAAAGCCCAGCTTGACCAAGCTAACTTGCAGATCAAGCAACAGCAGTTGCAGCTTGAGGCGATGAAAGCCCAAGCCCAGCAGCAGATAGATCTAAAACGCATCGACACGGATGCGATGAAGCACGCAGTTTCAGTACTGGATCAACAAAAATCCAGAAAAATGCAACATGGACTAGACGCAGCTAACACTCTGTCTCAACACGAGCACGAGCGCAAGATGCACCATGAACAAGTCTTGGGAGACGTTCTCAAGGCAAAACTACAGCCACAACAACCCAAAGGTAATAAATGAACGACGTTTCAGAAATTTTACTGAGTGAGTACAAAGACCGCATGACCATGCTGACTGAGTCGCTTGCTAGAGGTAACTGTACTTCTTTCGAGGAGTACAAATACGTATGCGGTCAGCTTCGAGGTCTCGAGGCCGCATGTTTCGCAATCGCAGACCTCAAACAAAAAATGGAGCATTCGGACAGTGAATGATATAAACCCCGCACTGGCAGTTGATTTAACACAAATCCTTAGTAAACCTGCCGAAGAAAAAGCCAAAGCACTACCAACCCCCACTGGATATCACATACTTTGTGCCATTCCAGAGGCTGAAAAAGAGTACGAGAGTGGCCTAGTTAAAGCTGATGAAACCATGCGATACGAAGAAGTGCTTACAACAGTGCTATTTGTAGTGGCTATGGGGCCAGACTGCTATAAAGACACAACCCGTTTCCCTTCTGGGCCATGGTGTAAACAGGGCGATTTTGTCCTAGTTAGACCTAATTCTGGAAGCAGATTGGTTATTCATGGTCGAGAGTTCCGCATGATCAACGACGACAGCGTCGAGGGTACAGTGGAAGATCCTCGTGGAATTAGACGTAAATAAAGGAGCCGGACATGGCACAGTTTGAAGCACCAAACAATTTCCCCGATCCCGATAAGGTCGAAGAAGTTAAGGTAGAAACACCTGATTTTGAAATCGAGATCGAAGATGATACCCCTGAAGAAGACCGTGGCAGAAAGCCCGCAGATCCTGAAAAGGTTAAACAGCTTGAAGTTGAGGTTGATGATCTAGACAAGTACAGCAAAGACGCTAAAGACAAACTGATCCGCATGAAGCGGGTATGGAATGATGAGCGCCGCCGTGCCGAATCCGCTGAACGTGAGAGACAAGCAGCTATTGAGGCTGCTGAAAAACTCTACGAGGAAAACAAGCGCATACGTCAGATGTTGACAAATGGTGAGCAAGAATATGTTGCTGCCGTGAAGAACTCCTCTGAGATGAAACTCGAAATGGCTAAGAAAGCCTACCGAGAAGCGTATGAAGCAGGCGACGTTGACAAGATCACAGAAGCCCAGCAAGCTATCACAAACGCAACACTTCAGATGGATCGGGCTAATAATTTTAAAATGCCCCCTTTACAGGAAGAGAGATTTGAGGTACAACCTCAACAACAGCGTCAGCAAACTGTTCAGCAAGACCCCAAACTTGCCAACTGGTTGGACAATAACCCGTGGTTCCAGCAGGATAGGGGCATGACTAATTTTGCTATGGGGGTTCACGAAGACCTCGTAGATAGTGGAATTGTTGCTGGCTCTGACAGGTATTACGCAGAACTAGACGCAGTTTTGCGAAAAAGATTCCCAGACAAGTTTGAGGAACCTGAAGAAGTAGAAGTACGTGGTAGGGACGACGCTCCCGCTAAACGCGCTTCAACGGTCGTAGCGCCCGTTAGTAGATCGACCGCATCTAAACGAGTGAAGTTAACCACATCTCAGCAAGCGATTGCAAAGAGATTGGGACTTACCAATGAGCAATATGTCCGTGAACTTTTGAAAGTGGAGAATTAAAATGGCTGAGAATAGATTAAACCGTGAGCATACAACCCGTGCAACTTTTGAGAGACCCCAGCAGTGGAAACCTCCAGAGTTATTACCTGAGCCAGACAAGGAGCCAGGTTACGGTTACAAATGGATTAGGGTGTCGATGCTTAATCAAGCTGACCCACGTAACATCAACGTGAGATTCAGAGAGGGTTATGAGCCCGTGAAGATTGAGGAGCAACCCAAGTTCAGACTGCTAGTCGATCCCGATAGTCGTTTTAAAGACAACATTGAGATTGGCGGATTGTTACTTTGCAAGCGTCCGGAAGAATTTGATAAGCAACAGGCAGAATACTACCAAGAGCAAACCAGATTGAATGCGGAAGCTGTAGATAACAGTTTAATGCGCCAGAGTGATTATCGTATGCCTATCTTTAAAGAGAATAGATCTACGACAACCTTTGGTAAAGGTTCTTAAATTTTTGGAGATTTAAATGGCTTATCCTTCAATTTCGGCCCCTTATGGGTTCAAGCCGATCAATCTGATTGGCGGGCAAGTATTCGCGGGTTCTACTCGCATGCTACCCATTCAGTACGGTTATGCAAGTAACTTGTACAACGGTGACCTCGTTAAGTTAGTCAATGGTTTTGTTAATCAATCCACAATTACTAGCTCAAACGGTGAAACCACTCCCGGTACTACAGCTCCTACAGATAACTTAGTTGGTATCTTCTTGGGTTGTAACTACACTAACCCCAGCAACAAACAGAAACAGTATGCACAATACTGGGCTTCTGGCACATTGGCTGGTGATGGCGTAGCTGTTGTAGCGGATGATCCTGACCAAGTGTTCAAGATGGTTGCACTCAGCGGCGCTGGTGCTTTGGCTTCTGGTTCCATTCCTTTGATTGGTTCCAACATTGCCATTAACCGTTCATGGGCTGCTGGTACAGGTAACGTTAACACAGGCGATTCCTATGTTGGCGCAACTATCCCAACCGCAACTGCTCAAACTGCTCAGTTGCCTTTGCGTGTTATGGGTGTAGTACCTGATACAGCTTATGCTGTTTCTGCAACAGGTTCTTCAAGTTCAACAACCATCACTTTGACTGGCTCTGGCTTGCCCTCAGCTATTCTCTTGGGTGCTGACGTTGCTTACTTGGCTCCTAACGGCCAATTGATTGAGACTGGATCTTATGTAGCTGCGGCTTATGCTGCTGGTACAACTTCCATCACAATCAGCGCTGCCGTTGCAGTACCTGGCGGTGTTACTGCTATTCCTAGCGGTTCTACCATTGTGTTCACTAACTATCCTGAGATTTTGGTTAAATTTAACCAAGGTACACATGGATACTACTATCCCGTTACAGTCTAAGGAGTAATTACAAATGGCTATTTCACGCGCACAACTATTGAAAGAGCTGCTCCCAGGCTTGAACGCATTGTTCGGTTTAGAGTATGCACGTTATGGTGAAGAACACAAAGAGATCTATGAGATCGAGACCTCTGAGCGTTCATTCGAAGAAGAGACCAAGTTGTCTGGCTTCTCAGCAGCACCTGTCAAGGCCGAGGGTAACGCCATCGCTTATGACAATGCGCAAGAAGCATGGACTGCTCGCTATAACCACGAAACCATCGCCCTTGGCTTCAGCTTGACTGAAGAGGCCATCGAAGATAACTTGTATGACTCTTTGTCTGCACGTTATACAAAAGGCTTGGCTCGTGCTATGGCTTACACCAAGCAAGTTAAAGGCGCCGCTGTTTTGAACAACGCTTTCAATCCTGCTTATACTGGTGGTGACGGTCAAGCTCTGTTGTCTACAGCTCACCCCTTGGTGAATGGTGGTACCAACGCCAACACTCCTTCTACCCCTGCTGACTTGAACGAAACTGCATTGGAAAATGCTGTTATTCAAATCGCTGCATGGACAGATGAGCGTGGCCTCTTGATCGCCGCTAAGCCCAAAAAGTTGGTTATTCCTCCTGCTCTCCAATTCGTTGCAACTCGTTTGCTCGAAACTGAATTGCGTGTTGGAACAAACAACAACGACATCAATGCAATTAAGAACAACGGTTCTATTCCAGATGGTTACACAATTAACCACTTCTTGACAGCACCTAACGCATGGTTCTTGACCACTGATGTGCCTAACGGCTTGAAGATGTTCGTTCGTACTCCATTGCAAAATTCCATGGATGGTGACTTTGATACGGGTAACGTACGTTACAAGTCTAGAGAGCGTTATAGCTTCGGTTATAGCGATCCATTAGGCGTATATGGTTCATATTAAACCATAAATTAAACCAAAAGGTTTAATTAAGAGGGCCCTTCGGGGCCCTTTTTTGTTACCCGTATCGTAACCCATTTTCGAAAAGTATTTAGAAAATATATTTGACAATCGCCATCCATTGATATATAGTTAAGACTTCTAAAAGGAGTTAACCATGTTTTATGTTTATGTTTACCGTGATCCTCGCCCTCTTAAACTAGGTCAGCCTGTGTACGTAGGTAAAGGCACCGGAGACCGTGATTTATCGCATTGGTCAAGGGGGTCTCATAACAAACCGTTTCAAGACTTTATTTCGCATTTAAAGCAACGCAATTTTGTTGCCGTCTGCGAGCGCGTGTTTGAAACTGAAAACGAAGAAGAAGCCTTTGCCAAAGAAATGGAACTTATTAAGTTGTATGGGCGTCGGGATTTAAAGACAGGTACGTTATTTAATTTGACTGATGGTGGCGAGGGCCCAAGTGGGTATATTAAATCAGATGAACAAAAAGCCGCTGATGGTCGATTTACTAAAGAACATTGGCAAGACCCAGAATACCGTGCCAAAGTAATTGCTGGACAAACCAAAGCGCAAAACACCCCAGAGGCGCTCGAATCTAAATCAATTAACTCTAAAAAGATGTGGGGAGCTAAAGGTGATACATTGGCTAAAAGCATCAAGGAGGCCCGTAATACGGACGAGTCCAAAGCCAAAACTAGCGCGCAAGCCAAAGCTCAATGGTCTGATCCTGATTATGCTGCTAAACAAGCTGCAAATAACAAAGAAATTGCTAACCGTGAGGAAGTCAAGGCTGCCAAGAAAGCCGCAGCTAAAGCGCTATGGGCTGACCCTGTTTGGAAAGCCAAAATGATGGCCGCAAGAAACAAGAAAAAACTTCTTGACACGCAAAAAGAATAGTGAATATTGCAGGTGTCTGGGATTTTTTCTCTTGTTGCCACTGGCCCAGCAGACGATGCAACGATTAACAAGA